CTATGGGATGCTGTGGCAATTTTAGTTAGCCGCCTGCGCGGGCTATAAAGATAGTAAACTTCAGTGTGCCGGTAGCCTCCGCACCAAGGTTGGTGGCCTGCAGCCAGCAGTCTTTCTGCACGGCATAGGGCACTTTGTCAATGCATGTGGCGACATCGTTGAACTGGAACACCGCAGCGGCGCTGGCAGTGTCAATGCCGTCAGCGTAACGATCAGGGTCAGCCGCGTCCGTGTCATCGTCATCTCCAATGTCCAGGGTTGTTCCCGTGCCCAGGTCATCAAAGATAACAAAGGAGTTCATCAGAACCTCGTCGCCTTTGCGCAGCTTGCAGACATTGATTATATCATCCGCAGCAAGCGCGTCGGCTTCATATTCGGCCTGTACACAATAGACCTTAGCCCCAGCCCGCTGCACGTTGAGCATGTTTGTCGGGTCAGGCGTGTTTTGTTTGGTTGCGACATCAGAATAGACTTCAGTCATTTTTCAAGCCTCCTTATAGTTGTTTAACCAAAGTTACCGGAATCATTGCTGTTTATTCATCGCATTTGATTTCAACGACCTTGGCTTCCTGCATTCTTGTCGCACCCATGTCCATTTCAACCCGGACTTGGGTTGAATGACGTTTTTGCGGCAAAACATCGATGTTCGTCTTGATTTCCTCGGCTACGGCCAACAGCATCCCGCTTTTGCACCATGCGGCACATCGACGGTAGTCGTTCGCGTCGGTGAGGAGCCGGGTTGAGACATGCCAGAAAAAGCCGAGAAAATAGTCAATCTCCCCGGTGATAAGGGCCTTGATCGGCCCGACATAATCGCTGGACGTGGCTTTTTCCTCTTTGAGCATGTCTTCGAGCTGCTGACCGCCAACGGCGATATGAAATTCCTCTGATTTCATATCATTATCGAGGTCAATCAACAGCCTGCGGGCGCGGATGGCCTTGTTGACCGTCATTCCCTCGGCAGACCCGCCCAGGTCAACGGGAACAACATGCGTTGCTGCGGTGGGGTATGAAACCGGGGTCGACCCTGTTTTGCCCTCGTATGCCGTGGAAAAGAAAGCACTGATGATGTGATCGTCTTTTCTCCGGTTGGCAGCGGCAACGGCCGTCTTGACATAGGGGTTGGTCGGGTCCCACAGCATGCGGACCTTGTCCGGTCGGTCGATTAAGTCAGCCCATTCCCAGGGGATAGGGATAACTTTTCTCCGGGCATGGGGGGTCTGCGCATATTGCGTGTCACCATGGCGGTCAACGATGTCGTTACCGTCAGCAGCCCCGATCTGGTCATAAAGGCCTTCTTCGGCGTTTATGGGCTCATTGCGAACACCACCGCTTAAAACGCTGTCGGTCTGCTGCGCCAGCATTTCGACATCGCGGGAAAACTGTTTGGCTAATGCAGTTGTGATTTGCTCGCTCATCGCGGGTACCTCCAACAAGTAAAATTGGTTAAAATTACAATGTTGGGTTGTCTGCGATGACCGGGCTCGGGAAGGAGTTGTCCGGCTGACTGCAGGCCCGAAAAACTAATGCGGATAGTTTTTCCGGGCCGCCACATAAACGGGGGCCATGGAGGTTGACCAGCAGCGACTGTTTAATCAGGATTCAATAACCAAACTCCATGGCCCCCTACTGTGGGGTTGTCCGGCTAAAAATGAAAAAACATCTGTTAAATAACTAAGCTTATTAATAACTATCTGTCAACATGTTTTTAAGGCAACGCCTTATCGTCATGAATAAACTTGTACAGGCTTGACCGTTCTTCAATAAGCGCCTTTTGTTTCGGGCTTTTCTTGTCCTGCAATGCAGGGTCTGCCTCTATCTCGTTGATACGCGCCTGCGCCTGGCGCTTTGTTAAAAACGCTGATCCGCCAGTGCTGCCGGCGCCAAGGAAGTCCTCTTTCGATTGCTCGCCTATCAACGCAAAGACGCGCTTCCATTGCGGTAGTCTTAAAACTGATTCCGGTATCTTGTTTTTAGGATCGTCAATCAGGCTATTTACTGCAAGGAATGTCTTGCGGGCCAGTCCGTCGCGCTCATTGTAGTTTGCTCCCCACTCTGATTTGAGCGCTGTCTCCTGTTGCGCCTGCATTGTCTTTTGCGCAGTCGTTGTTTTGGAAAAACCATCGACATGTTGAGCGATAAACCCTGACCAGATCGATTGCGCCTGTTTGGTCGAAAGCCCTTCGTCATGCGCCATCTTGCGGAATGATTTCTCCAGCTCGGCCGGATAAACATAGCCCGCTGGCGCTCCTTCAACCGTTCCGAACTGATAAGATGCCGGATCGTCCGGCCGGCCCAGGCGCTTAAAAAAGTCCGCCTTTTCCTCTGGGGTCGCGTTATCCCCAGGGATAACAATCTTGTCTTTTCCGACAAGCTTTTCAGCGTTGATGTAACTTTTGGCGAGATCCTGAATTGACTTGAACTTCTGGAGACTTGGGTTTGTCCCGATATCAGACGGCATATCATCAAGCCAGCTCTTACCGCCACCATCACCACCACCACCGCCATCTCCGCCGCCGCCGTCTCCACCCCCGGTGCCGCCACCACCGCCGCCGCCGTCTCCGCCGCCTTCATCTGCCATTGAAAATAAAACAAGCTTGCCCCATAACATAATAAATGCTCCTTTCAGTTAGTTGTTAGACTCCTGCTCTTTCAACCTCATCAATGATATGAGCGAGGTTGTTTTTCATGGAAGCACTACGCTCTCGCAGCGCATCCAGATCTGTTTTTATCAGGTCCTTGATGTACAGTACAACGGATCGTTGCCCTTCATTAACAAGCGCAAGGTTGGGGTCGACCGCTGCGCACTCTGCTCCATGCAGATCGATCGACAGCGTTGATTTAAAAACGTGGAACCGTCCTTCGAGATGTTCGATAACCCGCTGGCCCTGGGGAGTGTTAAAAATATCGCGGAAATCATCGACCAACCGCGAGAAAACTTCAAATTCACTTTGAGAGTCCACCGCTCATGCTCCTTACTTTGGATGATATAAATTTGTCTTGAGCTTCGGCCGCTTGCTTGGTTATGCCGGCACCGCGCTCAAGGGTTTCAATGCGGCTTTCCATTTCAGCCCGCTTCTGCCGCTGATTCCTGATTGCGTCAACCTGTTTCTTGTCGAGGAGAAATTCAGGCGGGGCACCGTCAAGGTCGGCAATCCGTCTAATACCATAATCAAAATCGAAATTATCCAGAATGTCGGGCCTGTTTCCATCTGCCGCCCAGCCTAACGCAGTTCCAGCGGTATGCGTTATCCCCTGGACTTCTGCCAGGGATGCCGCCTTGACTATCGGAGAAACAAACTTGACATTGACATTAACGCCCTTCTCCGCAGCCATTTTTTTAACGACATCGGGCACGGGCATCAGCTTGCCCTTGTCTGCAAGCAGGCCGCGCATGCGCCCAAAAAGCCTGTCAAAAAATCCGATGAGCCGACCAAATGTGGGACCCAGAATCCTGGCGTTTTCTGCCATCCTGGCCCGCACTTCTTCTGCAGTCATTTTCTTTGCATCGATTAGCTGCAGTTGTGTAGAATAAAACCAATCCCTGATTTGATTGCGCTCTGATTCAAGCAAGTCCTTACCGACCGGGAAACCCTGGCCTATATTCGGAACATAGGGGGGATGCTTTGAATTGGGATTAAAATAACCAAGCCCGCCAGGTTTCCAGTTGATTGGATATGTCGTTGTCGAGTCGGGCAGCAGTATGGGCGGGCGCGTTGCCATCTCGCCGGCATACAACAAGGATTTTTTCATCTTGTACAGCCCTTTGGTATCGCTCAGCGCATCCCAGGCAGGACCGCGACCGTATACCTCAGCCGACGCCTTGCTCCAAAACTCAACAATATACGGCATTTCCTTGTAGCCGCCACGGTCTATTTCTGCCTTATCCTGGGCCATGATCCAGGCAGAGGCCCACCTGAACCGCGTCGGGTCCAACAGGTTGCGCTCAACATAGTCGTCGTTTTTGTAGACGACATGAAGCACTTCGAAATATTCGTTGTGCCGGTTGCTATCAATAGCGCGCCTGACCCTGTCGGGGATATTTCCGGTCTTTTTCTTAGATCCCCACCGCTCTTGTATTTGCCAGGCGGTCATCTCCCTGCAAACAAATATGCAAGTCAAGTTCCCCTGGTCGTCATGTAGCAGATAAACGCCCTTAATGTGTATGGCGGAAAAATAAAGATCCTGCCCGGGTTCGCGTGATTCTTCCGCGTAGAGACACGCCGTTGCCGGACCACAGATATCAGTATAAAATTCATTGACCTGGGCATAGAAGTTACTGTTTTCTATCGATTTCTTATACTGTCTGCGGTCACTTTCGAGCCACTCTTTAACCTCTCCGATTTCGTTGAGCTCCTCGTCGTCGGTTTCCAGGGCAAACCAATTGGTTGCCTGGTTTGTCAGCGTTGAATTGAGCACAGCAGCCAGGCGCAACAACGATCCGCCAGGGGTGCCGTCATAGATTTTCATGGAACGATCCCTGCCCTGGTTCAACGCAGTGTCATATACACCCATACGGCGCGGCAGATAAGCAGAAAAGATTTCATCCCACACGGGCTCGAACCAGCTTCTTGTTGTCTTGGCGTTATCATAGCGCATTATGATGTCATTTACCGACCACATGGCTTTATCTCCTTAAAAGAAGTTCGACACCCTGCTTGTCTGTATGTTTGGATTCCACAAGGCGGACAGGGTTAAATCCGTCTCGCCGGTCATGGCCTCAAGATACCCAAACCCCCTGCGGCGCTGCTTCTTTTCTTCCTCATCGTCTAAATTAGTCTCGTTTTCAGTCTCACCAGCCCCTGGCCCGGTACCGCCGCCTTGGTCCTCGGTTCCTGATTCCTGTTCTGCGGCTTGCTGATTCTGCACCTGCGCCTGGCTTGGCTCGTTGCTTCCTTCTGCCGGGCCCTCTCCGCTGATCTGGGAACCACCGGAACCACCACCGCTAAACATGTTCTGAGCACCGCCAATCATACCGCCAGCAGCCGCGCCGGCAAGTGGGTTTCCAATCAACGCGCCAGCTTCAAACCCGGTCATGATGCCATTCCAGAAACCTGACCAGCTCCATCCGGTTTCTTCAGTGG